TTGTTTATGTCCCTTCAGAGTTAGTTATCCAAGGTGCTTATCTTCGTGCTATCAATGAACGTGGTGAAGATGGTGGACGTTTAAGCGAACAACAAGCTGATCTATACCGTAAAGCAGTGGCTTCTTATATCTCTATTGAGGCAGAGCGTTACGGTGATGAAACAACCTGGGAGTGGTCATAATGGCTGCTGAATTAAGGTCAGTAAGTATTGTTGCCCCAGGCTTTGCTGGTCTCAATACTCAAGACTCTTCTGTAGCTTTACCTAAAGAGTTTGCACTTCGTGCTGAGAATGCTGTTATTGACCAATATGGTCGTATTGCAGCTAGAAAAGGTTGGGATAACGTTAACACTACGTTAGGTTTTAACGGTGAAGAACCATCATTGATCTTTGAGATTGTTAAGTCTGATGGTACTACAGTTATCGGTTCTATCGGTGATAAGAAGATCTTCACTGGTACGACAACACTTACTCAGGTTTACTCTGATGCTACCTGGACAGCACAGAACTGGAAAGCAGTAAACTTTAATAGTCATACTTACTTCTTTCAACGTGGTCATGATCCATTGTTGTATGATCATGTTGGTAACACATGGCAGAAGATGTCAGCACATGCTTCCTATTCAGGTACTGTGCCATTAGCCAATGAAGTATTAGCAGCTTATGGTCGTCTATGGGTTGCTGACACCACCACAGATAAGAAGACAGTTACTTGGTCAGATTCATTGATTGGTCACAAATGGAATGGTGGTAGTAGTGGTTCTATCAGCATTGAATCTGTCTTAACTAATGGCTCTGATAGTATCACAGCCTTAGCAGCTTTTAACGGCTTGTTGATCATATTCTGTAAGAAAAGCACTATCATCTATTCTGGTGCTGAAGAAGACCCTACAACAAACCTTAAGTTAGTAGAGGTTATTGACGGTGTAGGATGTATTGCTAGAGATTCTGTACAAGATGTAGGTAGTGATATCTTCTTCTTGTCTGATACAGGTGTACGTAGTCTAGGTAGAACTATTCAAGAGAAATCAGGACCATTGTTCGATGTATCAAGGAATGTCCGTGATGACTTGATTGTTGATGTGATCACTAACACAACTACTGATGACATCAAATCTGTGTTCGATGAACGTAACGGATTCTATCTACTTAGTTTACCGTCAAGGATCTACACCTATTGCTTTGATCTTAAACAACGACTACAAGATGGTAGCTGTAAAGCAACTACCTGGACTATAGCTCCTAAGTCGTTATTGTCCACCAGAGACAGGAAACTATACATCAGCCGTGTAGGTTATATCGGTGAATATGGTGCTCTGTACTCTGACAATGGCAGTTCATTCAGGTTTGCTTATTACACATCACACATTGATGCTGGTAATGCCTCTATCATAAAGATCTTAAAGAAGTTTGCCATGCTTGTTATTGGTGGCTCTAATACTGAGATCTTCTTAAACTGGGGTACAGACTACTCAGGTAACTACTCAGCAGCTCAGATAGCTTTACCATCAAGACAGCCAAGAGCAGAATACAACATATCTGAGTACAACATAGCTGAGTACAATTCAGGAACAATCATCAATCAACTAAGACAACAAGTAAGCGGTTCTGGTAGAGTGTTTCAGATTGGTATTGAAGCCAACATTAGTGCTGATGTATTGTCTATTCAACAAATCGATGCCTTTTTCAAAACTGGTAGAATCGCCTAAGGACAACGAATAATGTTTACAGAAGAGGAAATCAGGAACATACTTCCTGCTAACTGGGACAAATTAGAAGCAGACGATAAAGCTAAGTTCTTTAAGGATGTAGGTATATCTACAGATAACTTAGTTAGTCTTGGTGTTATTAAACCAGAAGATACTGCTTGGTTTTCTGAAAGAGGCGTTGCAGCGAAGTCAAACATACCTACATTTACTGATCAGATGGGTTTCCAAGAAGAGAGTGGAACCGTTGTTAGAAGCGCTAAAGATCAGCAAATTGATTGGTTGTTTGAACAAGCTAGGGTTGCTCAGTTAACACCTGCTCAGAGAGCCATTGAAAGTGCTAGGTACACAGAAAGCTTAGAAGGCGGTAACGAGACACGATACAATCCAGTTAATTTCCAAGGGCGTGACTGGCTTGTTGGCCCTTCAGGTGACAATCTAGTCACTATGTCTAATGACCAATCAGGTCTATCAGGTAATAATAAACGATATGATGTCTTAGACCCTACCACAGGACAAGTAAGTCAGGTTGTGTCTGAAGATCGTTCAATGTGGCAACGATTTGTTAGAGCACTTCCGCAGATTGCTTTAGGTGCTGCTGCTGTTATTGGTGGTCCTGCTTTGTTAGAAGCTGCTGGTGGTTTGTTTGGAGGTGGTACAGGTGCAGCAGAACTTGGTGGTTTAGGTGCTCTTGGAGAAGGCGCTGGTGCTGCTGGAGCCGGAGCAGGTACAGCAGTAGGGGCTGGCACAGCCGCTGGAGCTGCTGGTGCTGGTACAGCCGCTACAGGTGCTGCCACAGGCGCAGCAGCCACAGGAGCCACAGGAGCTGCTACAGGTGCAGCAACAGGCGCAGCAGCCGCTGGAGCTGCTGGAGCCGCTACAGGTGCCGCTACAGGTGCTGCTAGTACTTTATTTAATCCAGCATCGTTGTTTACCACAGCAGCTAACACCTTACTACAAGGATTAACGAACACTAACGCACAGAATGTTCTTGGTAGTTTGATTAGTTCTGGTGCTAACTTAGCAATGATCCAGGATGCTGCTAACAAGCTACGTCAACAAGGACAACTAACTCAAACAGAATACACTAACTTAGCTAATCAGTTAGGTGGTCAGTATGATGCAGCGGGAGCAGCGGCTAGGTTAGGTCAAACACAGATTGCTCAAGGTATTCTTCCTTATACACAAGCATTAGGAAGTACAGCACAGCAAGGTTTGATGAATGTAGGTCAAACTGCTGCTAACATGGTTGGTCAGTTTACACCTTATGGCGTTACTGGTTCTTTGTTCGGAACTACCTATAATCCTCAGACAGGACAGGTTAACACTGCCTTGACAGAAGATGCAAGACAGATGTATAATCCCTTTGCACAGGTAGCTCAGCAGTCTGCTAATGCAGCGCTGATGACTAACGTAGACCAGCTTAGCCAGGATTACTACAACAAGTTAGCTGCATTGTCCGCACCTGAAGTAGAGCGTCAACGCCTTGCTACAGAGGCTAGGTTACGTGCTCAAGGAAGATTGGGTGTAAGTGGGTCAGCTTTTGGTGGTTCTTCACCAGAACTGTTAGCACAGGAACAAGCCATTGCTAGACAGCAACTAGAAAGAGAACTACAGTCTAGACAGGCTGCTTTAGGAGAACGTGGTACGCTCCTCAGCCAAGGCACTGCTGCACTAGCACCTATCCAACAGTTAACACAGCAAGAGATGGCACAGGCTCAGTTGTCTGGTCAGTTAGGTCAACTAGCACAGCAAGGTAGGATCAGTGCAGCAGGATTGTTCGCTCAACCAGCAGCACAGGGTTACATGACACAGGCTCAGACAGGCTTAGCAGGTCAACAGTTAGCTGCTAATGCTCAACAGGCTGGTGTACAACAACAGTTAGCAGCACAGTTAGCTGGTTTGAATGCACAAGGTAACCTACGTAGTCTTGGCCTAGCAGGTAACTTACAAGCTCAACAGAAAGCATTAGATGCTTTAGCTGTTGGTCGTAGTAACGTAGCTAATCAGATATTAGGTAACCAAGGTACTTTAGGAAGTGCTGCTGGTAATTTATTAAGCAGTGGTCTTAGTTTCTTTACCAATCCTAATGCTGCTGGTAATCTTAATACACTTGGTTTTGGTACTGGACTAGGGTACGGTAATCAAGATATTGGGTTGTTTATCTAAGGAACAATAATGGCACAGCAACAAAGTCTATTTGGTCCAAGCATCTACGATGTACAACAACAACAGATGCAACAGGATCAGGAATTAGCGATGCGTCAGGCACAGCTAGGTGCTGGACAAGGTTTGATGTACCAGGCAGCAAGTGCAGGTCAACGTGCTGGTAGATCTATTGCAGGGTTGTTTGGTGTGGAAGACCCTAAGCTGAAGGAAGCATCAGCTAGACAAGAACTAAAGAATGCTATCTCAGCACAATGGGATGGACAAGACCCTGTAGAAGCTTACAAGATCATGGCTAAAGAAGCTGCTAGGCTTGGTCTAACACAGGAAGCTATCTCTGCTGCTGCACAGGTTAAGGCTGCTGAAGAGTCTAAGACGATGGGTGAGCTTAAACGTGGATTGTTACAGGCTCAAACAGGTCAAGCAGTTTCAAGAGGTAAACAAGCAGAGGCTCAAGCATTAGCTGCTGGTAAACCTAAACCTTCTGACTTAGGTGCTTTACAAGCTGAAAGAAATGGCCTACGTACTCGTATGCAAAACTCTACCAACCCATTAGAGCAGGAAGAGCTAAGACAGCAGATTGCTGAGATCGATGCTGCAATTGCAATGAAGACCACAAGAGAAGCTAAAGAAAAAGCACCTCCTTCAGTAGGCGCAGAAGCAGAGCGTAAAGCTCAATCAATGTTTGGTAAACCTTTTGGTGAGTTAACACAAAAGGAAAAAGAGCAAGTTGATAGGGCTGTTGAAGAGTCGTCTAGGGGTAGACAATCTATTAACATTGACATTAAGCAAGGCCAAGGCATAAACGCAGCTAAGGTAAAACGTCTTGATGAACTTGAACAAGCTGCTGTTAATGCAGATTCATCTATTTCTAATGTAGGCGCTTTAAGTTCTGTGTTAGGTAATGCATTTACAGGTGTTGGTTCAGGTGCTGTATTAAAAGCAGGTCAAATTGCTAATGCTTTTGGGGTACAAGTTACAGGGACTTCAGAGACAGAACAACTTAATCAATTACTAGCTAAGTTAGCTCAAGGACAAGCACGAACACTTCCTGGTTCTTTATCTGAAAAGGAATTAATGTTTTTAAGAGAAGCTATTGGAACTGGTGGAATGACAAGACAGACGCTACAAGCTATGTTAAATCGTATGCGTGTAGATGCTATTGCTGATAAAGAAGCTTACAAAGATGCTTTTTCTTTTCAACGTAGTGGTGGTAATTTGAATGATTACGATTTCGCCACTAAACGAACAGATGCTAGGAAAAGAGCACAACGTATAAATGATTTGTTAGATAAAGCTACTCCTGAGCAGCGTAGACAACTAGGATACTAACATGGCAACAGGTCTTTCTCCACAAGAGTTAGATGAACTTAAATCTTTATTAGGTTCGCAAGGAACACCAGCACCTACACAACCAACATCGGTTATGGAGGGTGCTAAACAACCTGGAAAAACATTCACTGATTTAGCCATAGAAGCCTTACCTGATGTTGGTGGTTTAGCTGGTGGTATTATTGGAGCAGCTACCACAAGAACACCACAAGGGGCTATGACAGGTAGGGCATTAGCACAACAAGCTGTTAGAGGTGTTATTGGCTCTGGTCTTGGTGCAGCAACCGGAACAGCTCTAGAGTCTGGTGTTAAATCTGCACTAGGTATGCCGCAACCGCTGACAAAGACAGCAGCAGATATGCTATCTAACTCAGTAACAAGCATGGCTTTAGATGCTGGCGGTAACGCAGTCTTTAACATGCTTGGTAAAGGTTACCGTGTTACCAAGGATGCAATGACTAGGGCTGGTGTTTTACCTCCTATGGATTCTTCAGCACAAGAAGCTAAACGTGTTGCTCAAGAACTTCTACAAAAGTATGGTGGTTCGTTAACAGAGTATCAAATTACAGGCACTACAGGTGCTAAAGTACGTGAATCTGTTGGTCGTAGTGGCTTCTCAGGGCAAAGCACCTTTGAAGCTTTAGCTAACACTAACTTAAATGCTTTACGTCAAGAAAGAGATAAAATCCTAGATACTGTTTCTGATGAAGCTATACCATCTATTCAGGCTGGTCAAAGTGTAAGAGATATTATACAAACAGCAAATACTAGGCTGTCTGAGACTGTGGCTCCATTTTATGAGCAGGAATTACCTGCTAGGGGTTTTAACTTACTTGTTAATTTTAACCCTATTAAGTCTAAGGCTTTTGAGACGTTGAAAAAAGCTGAGAATTTAACTGAAACAGGAGACCCTGCTGCTGTATATGGTGATGCTGTTGCTCGTGTATTAAAAGATATTAGTAATTTGTCTTCCGATGTATCATTTGCTGAAGCACATCAACTAAGATCTATTTTAAATAGTCGCTTACGTGATCTTAAAGTAGAAGTAGGTAAGAATAGTCCTGTTGTTGCTGAGCTGTCTAAAGCTGTTAAAAGCATTGACGATGCTATGGATACATTAGCTAAACAAATGGATCCAGAATTACTTGCTCAATACCGCAGCACACAAAAATTCTATAGAGAATCTTTAGAGAAGTTGTTTCCTGAAACAGTTCTTAAGATACTTGTTAAAGAGCCTGAACGTATTGGAGAAGCAATATACAAAGCTGGTAACCAATCAGAGATTCGTGCTATCAAAGATGCTTTAGCACAAGCTAAAACGATTGATCCTGCCTTAGACAGTAAAGCTATTCAACAAGCATTAAACAGAGGCTATGTAGAGTCTTTCTTAGGCGAACAAGGTGCTGAGAACACACTTAAAGAATTTGTTTCTATAGGTGATAAACTAAGAAAAGATTCTAAGTTTCGTAGGACGTTTGAAGAAGCTCTTAGTTCTGAAGCACAGAACAGCATTAAAGCTTTGAGCAAGACCGCTGAAATAAGCTCTAAAACACCAGGAGGAAGTTTATCTTTGTTCGTAACTGGTAAACAAGCTGATGCTGTAAGCTCTTTAGCTGCTGTATTAGCTGGTTCTGGCGCTGCGTCTTTATCTCAAGATCCTCTGTTAGGCGCTGCTGTAGGTGCTGGTGTTCTCTTAACACCTAAAGTATTTGCTAAGATTGCTACTAACCCAAAAGCAGCTAGTCAATTAGTTGGCTTAGAGAAAGAGATTAGTAAAGCAGGTATGACAGGAGCTGCTGCTGCTAAGTTAGCAAAGATATACAATGATGTTAAGGTTTCTACATCAGACTTTGGTACTCCCGAAGCGGCTACACAGGATCAACCACAGCAAGGTTTATCACCTGAGCAAATGAAAGAACTTCAGCAATTGTTAGAGCCTCCTGCTCCACCTACTAAACAACCTATGAAACAAAGTAGTGTTGTTCGTGATGTTTTAGGAGACTTCATCAATGTTTGAACTCATTGGTGCTCTTATCGGTGGTGCTTTTAGACTTGCCCCAGAGCTTCTTAAGATCTTAGATAGGAAGTTTGAAAGAGAGCATGAACTGAAGAAGTTAGATGTTGAAGTCTCTATTGCTAAGATGCAAGCAGAGTTTGCTCTACAGCAGGGGCATCAACGTCTACAAGAGCATGAATTAGACGCTATCGGTGAGGCATTCAAACAACAAGCAGAGTCTGATAGCAAGGCTTGGAAGTGGGTAGCATCGCTATCTGCTTTGGTTAGACCAGCAGTGACGTACTGGTTTGTATTCTTTTACTCTGCTGTGAAGATAGCAGGCTTGTACTTAGCTTTCTTACAAGATGGTGTTTGGACTAACGTACTC